ATAAGTGAAAGATATATTTATAATTTTAGAAAAACTAAAAATATTTTAAAACAAATTTATAATAATACTAACTTTAATTATAATGCTATGGTTGGGTATGAAATATATAATGACTTAGTACAAGAGTACATTATTATTAACCATCCAGATATGCTTGGTGATAATAATAATAAGGCTAAGTCGCATATGCTTTTGCTATTTTGTTATTTTATACCTAGATATTTTATGAAAATTGAAAAAGATATGTCATATAATAAAATTATTAAACATACAAAATCATTAATTAAAGATGTTTTTAACGATTTTAAATTAGTATTAGCCGAATCTATTGACGATAATCAAATTCGAGATTTACTTCTCGATTATTTAAATAAAAATACCCCATAATAATCATGAGGTATTTTTAATAAATATACTAAAAGAATTTTAATAAATCAAGTATTTGACGATTATAATAAAATAGCTTTGTCGAATAAGATACTAGAATAGTAAGATTGCCCTATCGAAACGTAACGTTGCGGTAATTTCAGCGATACCATCGTCATCCATTGCTAAGTCACCAAAACCAACGTTTGTCAACATAGTTCCATCAAGTAACCACTTTTCAACAACAACACCTGTTGGGTCAAGCATTTCCAATTCGACTGGCCTCTTATAACCAGCTGCATAACCTTGACGGCCAGTAATTGATTCAGAGTGAAGACGAACCCATTCCATAATCGCTTGAGAAGCGGAAGGACCTATCGGGTCCCTAAATGTAACGTCAATTGATTCCCAAACAAATCTACCGATTACCCAAGTAGAGGTATTTAAGAATGGAATTTCCACCTCATTCTGAGTAATTGAAGGTCTTGAAGCTGTTGATAACCACCATTGTTGAATACCTAAATCGGCTGGAAAAGTGATAAGCCAACGATTTTTCCTTTTAGGTTCGTATGGTAATGGCATTTTCATTAATAAATCTGACATATTTCTTTAGTTTAATTTTCGTTTTATTATAATAAATATATGTGAATTAGTTTTTATTCACATTATCAATTATTTTTTTTATTCGCCCAATTTCTTCATTAATTAATTTCTGGCTTTCATCAATAACTGATTCAGACGCATAGTTTTTTGTTTGTTGAGGTTTCTTTTTAGGTGCTACCTTTGGCGTAGGTCTAGTGGCACCACTTAGATATTGAGAGATACTAATTATTACAACTAAGAAGTTAACTAAGTTCTTTTTAAATGTACCCCTATTTTGTGCATCGTTTAGGAATGACTTATTTGGTTCTACAAAATTATAAGCACCACCTTCTTCATTTAATGAGGCCATCTTATCAATTAATCCTTCATATTTAAACTTACCAGAATAAACAGTAATAAATACATCATCAATAAATGCTTTTAAAGCATTAACAGCTTTAGGATTATTTGAATCAATTGCAAATAATTTTTGGAAATCAGTTAACATAATTGGATTAGTACTTAATTTCTGATAGAAATTAGCCATTGCTTGATTCTCTTTAGGATTTATCTTCTTAACCCTATTTCTAATTAATTCAATTCGACCCATAAAATCTTCAAACAAAGCTAACTTATCAACAGATAGATTTTTTTGGAGAAATTGTACTAATCTTTTATCTTTTATATACCTACCTTCTTGAAGAGCTGAGCCAGTTCCAACATTAGGATTCGAACGTACACCTAATTTCTTTCTGTTTGAAACTAAGAACTTGAATAGGCTTTGTAAGTCTTTATTTAACGCACTATCGACTGAACTACTTTTAACTGTACCGCCTTTGCCTTGTGTTTGTTGAGCTGGCTGACCTTCTGGATTTTCAGGTGTTTCTGGTTGATTACCATTTATTGAACCAATTGATTGATATAAATCATTTAATGTCTTAGCCCTTGATTGTTTTAACCCTTTCATTCTAATCAATTTGGTTAGACCACCAGTAACTATACCAGTTATACCAATTGGACCTAATATAATACCAAGGGTGTTTAAAATCATTGATAAATTATTGGAGTTAAGACTATCCATTCGTTTCGATTGGAAGTTTTGTCCAGCATTTTTACCTTGTAATTTAGACCTAACGTCTTTAGCATCTAAATCTTTATTTTGGGTTCCACGTGGAAGAGATGACTGCCCACTAGTATTAGGTTGTGAACCGCCAGTATTAGGTTGTGAACCACTACTTTGTTGTCCGTTAGGAATATCCTCAAAATCGACATATTCACCGCCATTACCCCTATTTTTATTAGTTCCTTGACCACTAACATTAACTTTAGTTTTACCATTTGGTAATTGTCCACCATTTGATTGCCCACCAACTGATTGTTGGGAAGAATTTGATTGTTGACCTGTACTATTAGCAACTCGACTATCGTTAGGATTTAACTCAATTGGTTGTGAAATATTTTCAGGTTCACCTTTTGATGTATCTTTTGGGTCCAACTCAATTGGTTGTGATATATCTTCTGGATTACCCTTATTTGGTTGTCCTGATGTATCATTAGGATTAAGTTCAACTGGGTTTGAAATATTTTCTGGTTCACCCTTTCTATAACCTTTAGGATATTGAACATGAACCTCACCTAGTCCCCAAGCTTCATCAATAGTGGATTCTTCATCTTCAGTTAATTCTAAATTATTCCCTTCAATTTCATCAACAACTGAATATGCGGCTGTTAAATCAACGTCAAGGAATTTTCTTACATATTCTCGTAAGTCTTCAATAATATCATTAGCCGCCTTTTCTGGAAGATAAGTTTTATCACTTTGTTCCTTCTTAGTAGCTTCAACTATTGAATCATATACCGCTGCAATTTCCATTACAGTATTTAAGAAATCACCACCCTTTTTATTATTTGGAAATTCTGGATTTTTAGACTTAATTTCGTCATTAAGTTTCTTAATGACCTCATTACCCTTCTTATCAATTATAGCTTGAATTTTGGCTTGGTATTCAGCGTCAACGCCACTTTTACCGAAGACTTTACCGTCAGCTTTATAACGGCCCATTTTAGATAGCGCATATTTTACATTTTCCCATGCACCTTCTGAAATTACCATATTATATTGCTCGGTAGTTAAAATAACTTTTCTACTCATCTTTTTTATTATAAATATCCGTTTAAAATAAAAAAACCCCTATAAAGGGGTTCTTTTAATTATTTTTTTAATATTAAACGTTAGCGAACGATGCACCATTATTCATTACAGTGAATTGAATTTGGATAAATTCTAATGCTGTAGTTGGTTTAAGGTAAATCATACCAGTTAATTGGTTATTATCAATATCCTCTGGACTATTGTTTACAACAACTCTAAAGTCAGTTAAACCTCTTTCAGTTCTGATATTATCAAGAATTGGGTTAACAAGTGACAAGAATTGGTTTCTAACGATTGAATCATTTTGTTCAAATAACAATCTGATAGATACAGCTGAAATAAGTTTTCTAGCTTGTAATAAAAGTCTTCTAATGTTGATGTGTTTAAGGTAAGTATCAGCAACTTGCATTGTAAGGTTACCCCAGATAACAACTCCACTTGAAGTATATGTTGCGATAGGATTAATTCTATTTTCACAAAGTAAATCTCTATCAGCTTGAGTTAATTTAGTTCTAGCCTTAATACAATTAACTGCACCTCTATTAACACCTGCAATAGCATACCATGGGAACGCTATGTTGTCAGTTAAAGCGGCATTTGTTACAACATCTCTAGTAGCTGGTAAATAAACATAAGCATTGTTTTCAGAATCTAAGATTTGAATCCATGGCCAGTATGTCGCAGTATAGTTACTATCAAAATTACCACCTATAACGTCAGCTACAGTACCTATTGAATATGGTGTACCTGTTGAATCAGCATCAGGTGTAGTTACGATGTATAATGAGTCAGCCCTATCGTTCTCAATCATTTCAATTGTTGAACTAACTAATTCTTGGTTATCGAAGGTATCAATACCTGGTGTTGCAAATATGTTAATATTAACAGCTTCAGGATTTTTAAATGTCCAAATAGCATCTTGATAAGCATAGTAGTCAGAAGTATTACCAACACTACCATCTTGAAGAGGATAGCTAGAGAATGCACCAAAATTTAAACCAGTTTTACCATTAATACCATTTACAGCATATGAGTCTAAATTAGACCTTCTTGTTCTGTAAATATCCCAACCATCAAAACCACCAGAAGGTACGAAAGTAAACTTACGAGCGTATAATTGAGCGTATTGGGTACCAACAACACCAGCTTCACTTTGGAATGGCGCAACGCCAGTTATAAAGCTAAAGATTGGTTGATATGTTGCACCAGATGCACCATTCAAGTATTCTGTAATATCATCAATAGTTACGGCACTAGCATTTACGTCCATATGGTAACCAGCGGTTAAACCAGTCCATTGGCTGTAAGATGAACCTTGTGGAGGCACACCCTTGTAGCTAAAGAAATCAGTATCAATACCTACAGTATCGGAAACACCTAAATAATATTTACGTGGATTATCATAAGTACCATATGCATTTTTATACATAAAGTCAGGTGTCTGTACACTTGAATTACCATTACTTTGGTAATTTCTTACTGGATAACCAACAAAACCTGCTGGGAATGAATCACTAGTATCAGAATTGTCATCAATTTCAACTAATACATATGATGATTTAGATGCGTATGTTCCATCAAGAGTACCGATTAATCTACCGATATACTTGTTTGATGTTGCATCCATAGTACAACGACTAAATGATTCTAAGATTTGTGGTCTTGCATCAGTATCGCTAAAGCTTCTAATTTGTACGTCAAATTCTAATGTATCAGGTCTAATATTAGCAATAGATATTTTAATTTGGCTATTAGCAGCATTACCGTCAGAGATAGTCCAGAATCTAAATAATCTTAATACTTTATTACCCTTAACTTCAGATACAACATACGGTGTAACCGCTGGTTGATATTGTTGTAAATAATTATTAAATGATGTACCATATTGTACAAGAGTTGGGTTAATACCTAAAATCTTACCACTATTATTATCATCAGTAAATAAGTTACCATAGAATTCTTCAAGGAATATAGCTGTTTTCTTATCGAAAGCCGCTTTACCTAAAGCTCTTGGAACATAATTCTTTTGTGTATCATCAAATGTTAATGAATAACTAAATGAACCTTGTGTATTTGAGTTACCAGTAATTGAAAATGTACCTAATGGATTAACTGTAGCACCAGTGATTGTTGAATCTAACCCAAGATTAGTTGTACCAGTAATTTGGAACGCAGGTAATTGAGTTGATGCTGGTACTGTAGCCCTAGAACGTACTAACGCTATAATTTTACCTTCAACGTCTGAATAACCACTACCACTATAAGTGTAACTAACGTTACTTGTTGTACCAGTTAAATTATGTGCGTTATAACCAGTTACAAGAATTGTTGAACCACTTGTTGTACCAGTAGTAAATGAACCTGTTGTACCAGTATGTGTTGTTGTCGTTGTAATTGTACCACCAGTATAATTAGTACCAGCGAATATAGGTCCAACAGTTGTAATTGTTTGAGCTGTTGTTCCAAGTACGTAAGCAAAAGCATTTAATCCATTACTTGCATTAGCAGCATAAAAATTAACTAATGCGTCAGTTGAATTAATAGCTACAATTGAACCTGTAATTGTATTTGCAGTATATGTGAATACATAACTAGCACCAGAGTATGTGTTTGGTGTTGTTGACAGAACAACGTTTGGAGTACTACCAGTATTAGTTATAGTCATACGAATATTACCACCATTAAATATTAAACCAGTTTTTGTTTGTGGTATTGCAATATTAATAGTTGTACCAGTATTTACTGTTCCAAGTGTTGCAAAACTAGTTGGGCTCACCGCAAAGTAAGCATTAATAACTGGGTCAGATGTAGTAATACTATAAACTGTACCACCTGTAGATGCAGAATATGTTGCAGTTGTATTAATTGAATAAGTAGTCGCTGTTGTCGCTGGGTTTAATGCAGCACTTAAAGTGATACCCCAAGCTTGACCAGCATGGTATCCAGAATAACCTAATACTCTTGTAACGAATAATTGATTTGATTGAGATAAGTAAGATTTTGCAATGTATGGTAATTCATACAAAGGAGCACCATTACCATCTGGTCCATTAACTAAAGTGTTATTTAATCCACCGAAGAATGATTGAAATTCACTGTAGTTACTAACGAATATTGGTTGAAATGCTGGACCCTGTGTAGTTTCACCGACTAACCCTAACGAAGTAACACCTACTTGACGAGTTACATAAGTTAAGTCTAATTCTGAAGTGAAGACACCTGGACTAACGAATACTTGATTTGCCATATTGTATTTTTTTGTTTTTTATTATTGTTTTGTTTATAATAAATATTCAAAAAAAAAGGAAAATTAAGTTATTCTGATAAATGTTCAAAATATCTTTAATTCAAGGCTATTTTACAAGCTTGCTCAACTGTAATATCACTTGTATCAATATCAACAAAATTATTTAGTGGTTCTTCATACTTATTTACATGAAAATTTTCCTTTCCCGTAATTCTTGTCGTATGAATATATAACTCTTTAATATCTTCGCCAATATGTTCTTTAAATTGTTCTCGTTGGTCTCTATATGGGGAAACTAATGCAACCAATACATCACGGCCCATTTTATGAATCGTTTCAGCTATTGATTGTGCTAATAAGACATTCTCTCTTCGTCCAGTTTCTGAATAATCTTTATTATTAAATAATTCACGCAACCTATCACCATCAACCAAGAATGGTCTATTTAATTTATCCGACTTTAATAACTCATTTGCTATTGTTGTCTTTCCAGCACCTGATTGACCTGTTAACCAATATATCATTTTAATCAATTTTTATAACTTCCTTTGTAATTAATACATTACTAGATTTACAACTAATATGGTATTTAACTACTGTTTCACCTCTAAGTAAATCAAAAACTTCATCTTTACTCGTAAAGGATGGTACATTGATAATAATTGAATTTGTTAAATATTCAACGTTATCAACTATAACACGCCATAAATCTGTATAACCATCGCTTAAGGTATTATACCTTATTTTAATATTACTTTCCATAGTTGAAGACATCGTAGAACCATTTATAATTATTGTAAATCCATTCGGCTATATCAGGTCCTAAAACTTCTTTAGCTTTAGAAGTAACTGGTTCTAACTTAGTTCTAATATTATGGTCGCCAAACACGCCATAAACTTCATCATCTTCCTTTGTAACTTGTTGAATATTATCAAAGTCATGTTCAAAATATGGTAAATCTAAATAATTATAGATACTTTCCATAGTAATCTCAGGATAAAGGCATAAATCCTCAAACTTAACAAAATGAATCTTATTGTTTAAACCAAGTCTAAATAGTTCTCCAAGCCTTTCAAAAGCTAAACCAACTGGTGGATTTTGGGTCCAAATATCAATACGTTTAGCAACAGTAGTACCTTGCATCTTAGACCAATCTAAAATAGGGTTAGCTTTGTCTGGATTCTTACGGAAGTTTTTTTCCATAGAGGTGTAAATGTCTCTTGGGTCCCTAATCATACAAATTATTTTTGGTTTAGGGTGAATCTCATTTAGAAAATCATAATGAATTCCCCAACCACGGCTCTTATCAATAACATATTTCTTATCGGTAATAGCGTTATAAAAACCGTACATACCTTGGCGACAAAAATTTAAGAAACCATCCTTCATTAATTGTGCATCTTGAGCAATAAATTCAGGTGAATTTGTATAATTACCTCTAGCCGCAAATACTAATTCCAATACACCAGAAGTTGGTGTTGTATAGATGTCTGGATTTTGGGCCATTATGTTTTGAAGTAAAGTACTACCAGCTCTTGGTAATGAACTTTGATAAAATATTTTTTCTACCATTATTGATTGTTTTTAATTGAGTTTATAATTGCGTTAATATTAAACACTTCATTTTCATTATTATATGGAAATTCATTTAAATCCCCACCAATATTAAATTTTTGGAGATATGATTTTCTTAAATCTGGTTTAACAGTAAATGGTTCTGAAATGATGTTGTCGTGTAGTTGATAACCGAAAACTTCTGGTTTATTGGCAATCCAACAAACAGTTGATTTTAAACCTAAAGCTGCTGCCGTGTGTTGTGCAAAGCTATCAATTAATAGCCTCTTAGAACTCATGGCTATTAATACGGCCATGGACCTGAAGTTATCACTTATAGGTGTAGTATTTTCGAAAGAAATTTGGTCGTCTCTTCTAATGTGAAGAATATTGTAATCGTTTTTAAATTCTTCGATTACTCTAAGTGAAACTACTGTTGGTAAGTCTCTAGCCCAAGAATATTTCATCTCAGTGTTAGCACCACCATTACTTTGTAGTAAAAAGATTGGTTTATTAAATAGATATTTGTTACCGTAAAATTTCTTTTCCCTATCGTTTAAATAAATTACTGGTTGCTCACCATTATATTTAATATTAAACATTCGGCACCAAGTCTCAATTAGATGTTCTGATTGCTTAATGTGTTCTGTTTCAAGATATGGGTCTTGAGCGAAGATTAAAAAGTCTTTACCTTCGATTTGTTCCTCATAAAAATAACTGAAACCATTAAAACCATAGTTTCTATAAATGTTTGGGTTATTAAGGAAAACGTCTGGATAACCAGAAATTACAGTAAGGTTGGCATCTGGATATTGCTTCTTAATAGCATCACATACAGCTGTTGCTATTATACATTTACCCATACCACCATTAATTTGGAAAACTATATTCATTATTATTGATTTTCACCAATATTACGAATATAGTTCCAAATTGTAAAGGTTTTTCTTAATAAAGATTGTTAGTTGTACCAGTTAAAATACCTACAACGTTAGCACCTAAGTTAGTTGCTATAGCGTGTAATACTATTGAGTCATCAGTACCCCATCCACTTAATTGTGATTCAGTTAAGATACTTTCTAATGACATTACATGGTTAAAACTTGTAACTACATCATTTTCAACAGTTACTGTTCCGAATTGTACTTCGAATCTAACTGTATCAGCACCTAACCTATAAGGTCTAGCCAATGCTGTAATAGTATCTGCTGTAATCGTTGTTGCAGAAAAAGGGTTAGCTTGCTCAATCTTTGAAGCTACTGGGTTAATTGTTGCGAAAATCATTTTTTTGTTTTTAATTTATGTTATTTTTTTTCAGAATTAAAGATAATTCTGTTATTTGATTTTGTAAAGAGTCATTACAAGATTTTAATTCTTGAATACTCTTAGTTAATACAGGAACTAATTTAACTAAATCAATACTTAAAAAGCCATTATTATCCTCATTAACAGTTGTTGGTAAAACATTACAAATTTCTTGTGCTATAAAACCATATTGTTGTTCGTAACCTAAATCACATTTTAGTTTATCACACCAATTAAACATTACTGGTCTTAATGAACTAATTTCATTTAACCCGATGTTAATATCCTTAATGTCAGTTTTTAGTCTACAGTCTGACGATGTTAAAACTATTGTACCCCCAGCATTTACTGAGATACTTCTAGTAGTACTACCGATTAATGAACCATTTATTAAACAATAAGCTAAAAATGAACAATCACAAGTATTATTTAAATTCTGACCACCACCAACGGCTGAAAATGCACCACTTACACAATTATTTCGACCACCAATTACTGTTGACATATATCCACTTGAAACATTACCATAACCACCACTTACAGTTCCTAAGTTATTACAAACAGTATTATATGCACCACCAGCAATTGTTGAAGTAGGGGAAGGACAAGTAATTTTATTACGATAACCACCACTAATTGTACCATAATTACCGTTTGAACCATTAATACAATTACCGTAACCACCACCAATAAATGAATAATTAACCGCTGTACTTATTAAATTACAAGCACCTGCGCCAATAAAGGAGTTAGTACCATTCGCACTATTACAACAACCACCAACAATTGTTGTTCCAGTTGGTAAATAACTAGCATCACTAGGAACTATATTACAGGTACCTCCTACTATTGTAGAATAATCTGAATAATACCCTATTTTATTACCACTACCACCACCAATGGTTGAATATCTACTACATGTACTATTACAATACCCACCACCAATATTTGAATAACCAGTTTGGAAAATAAGATTACATTGGCCACCGCCAATATTACTATAACCACCAATTCTAATTGTATTAGAACCACCACCGACAACACTCGAATTACTATAAATATTACTAAATGTACTACTAGTCCATATGCCATCTACCGTATTACCAGTACCACCACCTATGAAACTATAAGTACTTGAAATAGTATTCCCTGTACCACCTGCTATTATTGAACTACCAATACCTGCCATATCTTAATTTTTTTTATTTATTTTTTATTTATATTGCTAATATAACACATAATGTTATACAATTACAATAACCACCGATAATTGATGAGTTATATGCATTTATACAGTTATGGCAACCACCAAGTATATTTGATAAATCTGAACCAGTACAAATAATATTATTAGTACCAAAAGCTGCTGAATATGAACTAGATACAGTATTCATACAACCACCTAATATCATACCGCTACATGAATTAGCACATATAACATTACTCTTACCACCAACAATAACTGAACTTGATGAACAAATCGCATTATTATAACCACCACCAACTATAGAATATATACCAGCACTATTAATACAGTTATCAAAACCACCAACTATAGCACTATATGAACCACAAGTTATATTTCCAAAACCACCACTTATTGTTGAAATAGCACCACATGCAGTATTTTGATAACCACCACCAATTACATTATTAGTTCCGTTAATACAATTTCTAGTACCACTACCAATAAATGAATAAGAACCGCTAATAGTATTACCAGTACCGCTAGAAATTGATGAAAAATTACTATTAGTATTGATTTTATTATTCATACCGTTAACAATAACTGAATAGGCACTAATAGTACAGTTATTACATCCTCCAAGTACAGCTGAATAGTCTAGTGTTGCACAGTTACTACCAACACATCTAACGGTACTATTAGTACCATCATCAAGAACATATAACTGTTGAACAGTTGATGAAATTGTTAAGTTTGGATAACTACCCGTAACATTTATAAAACAACCATTAGATAAATTTAAATTTACATCTGGACAAGAGTTGGCCACAGTAAAGTTTGGATATGTACCAGTTACAGATATACCACCGCCATTAGTTATACTAACTGGTTGGTTTGGACAAGTATTAGCCACAGTAAAGTTTGGATATGTACCAGTTACAGATATGCCACTACCGTTAGCTATACTAACTGGTTGGTTTGGACAAGTATTAGCCACAGTAAAGTTTGGATATGTACCAGTTACAGATATGCCACTACCATTAGATATTGCTACCGTTCTATCAGGACATGCATTTGTTACAGTTACTCCACCAGTAGAAGCACTTATTGAAATACCAGCACCTTGTAATATTGAAGTTGTCGCACTACTAGATATAGTTCCACAACTAATTAAGATATTGGTACCAGCTGTTACAACACTGCCATCAGCTGCTAATATTTGATTTGCAGTACCACCAGATTTACATATTGTTGAACCTATAACTGTACCAAGCGAGCATAAATTATTTACATATAATGTACAGTTAGTACTACCAGTAATATTTTTACCAATGGCTGCGGAATAAGTTCCTGTTATAAGATTACGTGTACCCACGACAAATGAACCAACACCACAAACTGTATTACATGAACCACCAAGAATCATTGAATAATTACAATAAGTTGAATTACCAGTACCATTGCCAATAAAGTTGTAAACTGCATTTGTACAGTTAGAACCACCCATACCAATAAATGATTGTGGTGAATTTACTTTATTATTATAACCACCAGATATTGTTGAATAAGTAGCAGAAATTGAGTTACAAACGCCACCTAATATGTTTGAGTACGGTCCAGAAATTGTATTATTACAACCACCACCAATAAATGATAAACATGCGCCAAGAGAAATTGTATTTCCAGTTCCACCAACAATAGAACTTGCAAAATCTTGAACACAATTTAAACCACCACCGCCAACAAATCCATACCATGCTGAAGATGTTATCCAGTTACAGCAACCACCAGCTACAGTTGAATATCTACCAGATATTGAGTTACAATACCCACCAGAAATAGTTGTATAATATGCTGATGCTGAATTAAATTTACCACCACCAATAAAAATAAATTTATTATTAACAGTATTACCACTACCACCACCAATGAATGACATACAACTATTGCAACCAATAGTGTTTTTACAACCACCGCCAATAGTTGAATATGTTGCACCACTTAATACTAAGTTACAAGTACCACCAATAATTGATGAACATGAACCAGTAATTGAGTTTCTACAACCAGCAAGAATCGCTGAACCAAAACCATGGTTAATCACATTAAGTTGACCACCACCGATAAATGAATCAATACCAGATATACAGTTGGTAAAACCACCACCAATAGAAGAACTTCTAGCAGTAATTACGTTATTACAACCACCACCGATTATTGAATATGCGCCAGATACAGTATTTAGATAACCCCCAGATACTGTTGAATAAATTCCTGAAACACTATTTTGTAAACCACCACCAATATTTGAATATGTACCACCTGTAGTAACTATATTTTGACAACCACCAGCGATTATTGCGTATTTACCAGAAGCTGAGTTAGATTTACCACCACTTACCGTACTACCACATGCACTTGCAGTATTATAATTAGCTATTCTAAGTGTAGAGTTAACACCAGTACCAGTAACTATAATAGCTGTATCGCCACTTATAGCAAGGCCATAAATTGAACCGCCACAAATAGCAATATTTGGACCAGCTGTTATAACACTACCATCAGCTGCTAATATTTGATTTGCTATACCACCTATTTTACAAATATAATTACCTGTAATAGCGTTAGGTGAACATAAATTATTTACATATAATGTACAATCAGCTGTAGCATTTAATCCACAACCTATTGCGGATGAATAGTTACCAGACACCGTATTACATTCACCAAAAGATGAACCCATATATCCAGAAATAGTATTACAAAAACCAGCAATAAATCCAAAATAACCAGTTATTGAATTACAAGCACCGCCACCAATAGTTGAATAATTTGTACATAAACTATTATTCCAACCACCAACAATATTTGAATACGTTGGGAATGTAATAGAACAACCACCGTCAGTACATTCTGCAACAATTCTAGTACAAACCATACGATTACATTGACCACCACCTATTGTAGAATAGTCAGCCGACATCGAATTTCTATACCCACCACCGATGAATGAACCGTAACCTGAAATTGAATTACATATACCACCAACAATTATTGAATTTTGTGAACTAGATAAACAAAGATAACCACATGCATCTGTTGCATCATATGTACCTAAACTATTTCTATAACCACCACCAATGAATGCGTTAGAACTTGATATATAGTTACGAACACCACCAACAATAACTGAACTTTCTGGTGTTATTAAACAACAACACCCATAACCAGTATCACAACAATACGTACTACTTAAAGTATTACCAATACCGCCACCGATTACAGAATAATTTGTACAAATAGTATTTCCACTACCACCACCAATAAATGAATTAGGTGTAATAATATTATTTTTTATACCACCAACAATAGATGAATTTATAGGATAATAACCATAATAGCATGAGTTTGTACTTGCAGTATAACTTGAAATTGTATTACAAAAACCACCAGAAACAACCCCATAATCAGTATTTACTTGGTTACAAATACCACCTGTTACAGTTGCGGCACATCCATTAGACGTATTAAAATTACCACATCTTAAAGTGGATGTTAGCGTAGTACCCGTAGTAATAACTGAATTACCACTACCGCCACCACCATTTATTGAGTCACTTAATCTAATCCAATTATTTATGTTTGTTTGACCACTACCATTATAGTAATATACGCCATTTTTAACTGGATTAGGGTCACTATAAACCGATACAACCATACCAGCATAATAATACCCAAATTCAGTCGCCCCACTTAAATCAGAATATTTAGATGTCCATAACCTAGCATCTAAAGGAGCTGCCTTTGCTACTTCGAAATTTATTGATATTGCTGTATCTCCAGATAATCTTGCCATTTATATTAAAATTTATTAAAGTGTTATTTGTATTGATATTGCACCACGAGTACCACCATTATAAGTATATAACCAATACAAAATACCGTTTATCGTTGTGGCTGATTGCGTCCAAGCTGTAGTTTCTATAGCGTTAGAACCAAATGCGTTATTATATTCATGACTAATACTAATTGTATCGGTATTAATTAAATTTCTTGGTATCCATACTTTCTGAAGATTTCCACCAGTTTCAGCCGCTAAATTAAGTTTAACTGTACTTGGACGATAAGTCAAGGATACTAATGTTTTATCCATATTTGTTATTGAACTTGTCGTTGAATAAATAGGGTAAACACCTTCAATTGCACTATTAGTAACCCCCATAGAACCTGCTGGTAGTGCCGTATAACTTGTAGCGGCAACGCCATAACTATCTAGCGGTGTACTACCAGAATAATAGAAAACTGTTGATATAAAACTATTTAAACCAAATCTAGGTATGAATGTTGTATTATATGTTATATTATTTCCATTATCATGAAGAGTTAAACTCTGACCAGAAAAAGTATAGTCGTATGCATTACCACTTCTAGGTAATTGATATATTCCATTTAAGTAAATTCCACCCGAATTAAAACCACCCGTTAGTCCAATATTATAAACAGTATTTCCAGTTGTCATTTCAACTAAAATATTACCAACATTAGTAGATAACGAATTATTATATGTAACCCCATTTATTGAAAAAATTGTGTTATTATACGCATTTGTATTAACTGTTAAACCACTACTTGGTATAGCACCTAAACTATATGTAGGTGAAGATACTGTTGGTTGTATACGTGGAAATAATATATTATTTAATAAGTTTATTATTGTTGTTCCAGATATTCCAGTTAATGGTGTACCAGCAGCCAAACCACCTACAGTATAGGCCGTACTTAAACTAGATGATAAACCAGCGTTATATAAAACATTTTCACTTAATTGTGGTATAATTACTGGGGAACTACTACCACTTAATGTAAGTTTATCACCACCAAATGAACCAGATGTTATTGATGAACCAGTCGCACTTACCCCAAAATTTGGATATGTACCAGTTATTGAAATATTTGTTCCACCAGAAAGACTCACTGTTTGGTCTGGTGCCGTGTTTATTACAGTTACAACATTTCCGTTTGTTGCTGCACTAATACCAGTACCACCAGTTATTGTTAATGTACTATATTTAGAATCACTTAACTTAATCCAGTTGTTTATATTTGTTTGACCGCTACCATTATAATAGTATACACCATTATTACTAGGGGTTACATCGCCGTATACTGATACAATCATACCAGCATAGGTTGAGCCAAATTCAGTTGAACCCGTCAATTCTGAATAGTTAGGTGTCCATAACCTAGCATCCAAAGGACCTGCCTTTGCTACCTCATAGTTCTGTGAAAATGGTGTATCCCCTAAAATTCTTGGCATATATTTTGTTTATATTAATTAAATGTTATTTGTATTGGTAAACTACCACGTTGACCACCGCCACTTGTTATGTGAGTGTAACATGTATAGCTTATACCATTTATTGTAACTAGGCTACTAGTCCAAGCCGTTGTTTCAAGTACTGGTGGGTTAAAATTAGCACCAGAATTTTGGTGATAAAAATTAACATTTGTAGATAAAGCCGTTGGAACCCATAATTTTTGAGCACCACTCGCAGCATACTCACTAGCAAATGTATATACCACTGTTTGTGGTTTAACCATCATTGAAATAAGAGCTTGTTTATCACCACTTGATAAAGTACTTGTAGTTACCGCTACTGAATTTATTGTTGCATATATAGGAAATACCCCCTCAACACTAACATAAACTAAAGGTGATGTACCAGCTGGTACTCTTAACGATGGATATTGATTATTATGATTATCTAACGGCATCGGACCAATAGCATAAGACACAGCTGAATCAAACCTATTAGTACCTGTTATAGCAATAAAGGTCGGTGTATATGAATTTAATGTTGTATTGTATGAGGAAGTACTTTGTCCTGAGAAAAAATAATTAGTTGATGCGCCAGCAGCATTTGATTGTGTTGTAACACCATTAATACTAATTGAGCCAGCATTATATGACCCTACTAAAGCCATATTATACCTAGTTATACCAGTTGTTATTTCAATTAAATTTTGAGTACAACTTAAAGGTGGAAAATAAGCTGTAGCTGTTGTTGAATTACGACTTATTGTATATCCAAGTCCATAACTTGGCTGATGTACAACAGGTATAATTACTGGGAATAACATTGTATTTAATAAACTAATTAAAGTTGTTCCAGATATAGCCGATAATGGTGTACCAGCGGCCAAGCCACCAATTGAGTAACTAGTACTTAAATTGGATGATAAACCAGAATTATAAATTACATTTTCACTTAGCTGAGGTATAACAACAGGTGTACTATTACCGCTTAAAATAAGTGTATCAGTACTAAATGTACCGCCAGTAATTGATGCACTACTAACACCACTTTGAAATAATGTCCAATCTGAAATTGTACTAGTCCATGGTGAAGGTAATAAAGAATAATAAGTTGTCGTTGTTCCAGTTGTTACCCCAACAATCATACCAGCTCTCCTTCTAGGTATGCTAATAGCATTTAATGCGCTGATAGATGTTACATTACGTAACCCATCAACGCCATATATCGGGTCAATTACCGCATATTGGTCGGTACTATCTGTTGGTGATATAAAACCAGTAACCTCAACTCCACCTATTATTTGTGACATTCTTTATTAAGTTTAATTATGGACATAACCATACGCTTTGTGAACCAGCGAATGGATTTGTTGTTTTATAAATATTATATGTTACAGAAACTCCGTAAGTATTATTAAAAGTTACAGTTCCAATGTTTGAATATGGTATATTATTACCAAAACACCCACTAGTTGAATTAACTAAATTTGATGGTTGACTAAGAGTCGTTGGAACAATTAAATAACCATATTGTGGCCCACTAGTAGCACCAAGAGTTACATACGAATTCGTTACTGAAGTTACTAAATTAGATGTGAATCCAGTAATGTCAGATTGTGTAACTGTTGAGTTTGCTGATTTACCATAATACCATCTTATACTCCATGATAAAGAAGTTGAAGTATTAAATGACTGACTCTTAGTATTTGTTGCAGAAATATTCCATGATAATGAACCAATAGCGTTTAAAACTAATGGTGAAGTAAAATTAACAGGTCCGTAATATCCATTATTAGGTTGTGCTGTTACACCGCTAAAATTAGCACCACTTATATTAATACTATTTGACTGTACATTACTTGTATTACTAGTAGCCCATTGGAAGTTCTGACCATCTGGTATTGCTCGGCCTATTTCAAGTTGACCATAAGGATTACTTATACTAAATGACGTAAAGGCTGGATTCTGATATGGATATAATAGGTTATCCCACATTTGTTGCATTGTTTGTGCTGAAAATGTTGAACCTGCTGTTATACCACCAACAGTAGCTGTTGTAGGCGTTAAATTAGTATATAAAACCTGATTAGTAAACCCAGTTACAGTTACTGTATTACCACTTGAATCGTTTAGCGTTAATGTACCACCAGAATAAGTACCACCCGTCAATATGACAGAATTACCACCTGAAAAACCTGTCAAAGGGACAGATAACATATCACCATTTAATCGGTTTAATGTAAGTGTATTTCCAGATAAAGATATAGAATTAATATCTTGGCCTCTAAGCAATACAAAGTTATTATCATTTTCAGTTAATGATAACACACTTAATTTAGCAGTATCCCCGTTATATGGGCTTTGTACAACTCTTAAAATTAAACCGTTTGACATATTTATTTTTCTTTATTTTTAACTTCAACTATATTTAAAACTCTATTGATTGTTGGTATAACCTCAAATTCGTCTTCATTTAATAAATATCCTAATAATGTCATTTCGAATAATTGAATATAAAATCGCCTATTTTCAAAATCATCAATATTACTTTCATCACTAATGTTGCCTAAAGTAACTGGCATTGGATGCCCTTTTACACCAATATATGCTTGTCTTGATTGGAAAGTTGATTGGACCTTAGCATGATAAACATTTACATCATTCATTCTTTCGGTAAATAATCTTACCTCGTAAACTATATTAACTGATGTTGGTTGTGGAACTTTATATAAATCAACACCCTTTCTAACGCCATCAAAAGTTGGTACCTTGATGTAAGTATAGGTTCTACGACCTGGTATATTCCATAACCCAGCTTGATTTTCGCCAACTTGTATATCAGGTTTCCTTACAATAGTAATAAACGGTAGTTTAATATCTTTATAATTATCAGTAAATTCCCAAGTCTTAGTATATTCAGTCCATCTTTGAATTGTTAAAAATAATACAGGTACTTTCTTTCCATCTAATGAAATTTCTAAGTTAGATTCAACAAATTTAATGAAGCTTTCATCCATATCTTCAATACCCACACCTTTAGGTAAATACGTACTCTTATCTTGGATAGCAGCTAATAGCTCTTCCCTTTCAGCAACACCAATCTTACTCGGATTAATGTTAATATTTGTTCTAAAATTTTTAGGTACTGCACACATTTTAAATAATTTTATATTTCCATCTATAACCACCAGCAGTTTTTCTTTTACCACTTAACACTGAAGCTATATGACTATAATTTTTTTTTAACTGATTGATAAGAGGGCCAAATTTTAATCAAGTTTCCTTCTAAATCATATTGTTCAATTTCTTTTCTCTCTTGTTTTTTATGTAATATATTTAAACCGAGCGAAATTCTGTCTCACTTACTGGCGCACAAATAACCGTTCTAAACGCTCCTTTATACCCCATTATCGTATGTTTATTATCAAAATTTTTTCTACCATCATTAACGACACTATAATAACGAACATTCGTTTCATCAACAGCATATCCGATATAATCCCCAAAGTTAATATCAATACTAAGTTCATTTAATTGTGCTTGATAGATACTGAAAGTAAATTGACCATCTTGTAAATACCTAAGTGTACCATTCGTATTGTATGTTTTATTTTCTGGTTCAGCTAAAATTGGCACTACTTTTAATTCAATTGGTGGAAAATATTTTATACCATTTTTTGAAGCTTCACCGTAAATTTTATCATATTCAGTCATTTCACGGTCAACTCGGAATAGTATTATAGTAAAGTTTCCGTCCCCCTCGATTGCCTCACGGCCCATACTAATTTCTAAATCGAAATCTTCGCCAGAGAAGAACTTATTTATTCTTGTTATAGGTATGATTGGTTTTTTATTACTCATAAAAATCTTTTTTTATAAATAGATAAGAATGTGTAAATATACTTGCCTTTATCATAAAAATTTACTATATTTATACAAATAATAAATAGTAAACTATAATTAAAATTGATTAACTTAGACGATATAAAAGGACGTTCAGCTTTGAATCTTTTAGAGAAATATAGTGGTGAAAATAACTATATTAAGAAAATGCAAAATGATTACTTGAAGAATAACAAGTTAATCCTGACTGAAATCCAGACAAAATATATAATTGAAAATCATAATAAAGAACCTATAAAGATTAATAGGGTTATTAGGATTTCACCATTTTTTGGTGAAGAATTGCAACGCCAAGAGAATTTACCGTTTGTTCCCGAAAAAATAATGGTTGATGTAATACTTGCCGATACGGATAAAACATATCATGTAATGGGCAAGCTAAAACGTAATCAAACAGAGTTCAAAATGTATTGGTTACCTAAAACACAAGTTGTTGATGACCCATACTTTGAGGAAGTGGAAATTGATGTTGATTTTAACCCATATAATTTCATTTTATCTAAAACTGATAAGAAATTATACCAACACCAAGAAACTGGTATTAAATTTTTATTAACTCGAAATGGGTGTATACTAGCTGATGATATGGGCCTAGGTAAATCAATCCAATCTATTATTGCTGCATTAGAATCTGGTGCTAAAAAGATATTAATTGTATGCCCTTCTTCAGTTAAGGTAAATTGGAAGCGTGAAATAAATGTTTTTTGTGATGATGTTGCAATAGTTAATAGTAAGAATTGGCAAACAGCGCAATTTACGATTATTAATTTTGATATACTTAAGAATTTTCATACATTAACCGATGAAAAAGATACTGAATCTGATAAAATTATACATAGAGAGTTAGCTAACGCAAACTTTGATTTATTAATTGTTGATGAAGCTCATAACTTAAAGAATAAAAAGAGTAAACGTGGCGAAATTATAGCTGATTTAGCCGTTAATTACGGTATTAATAAGACATGGTTACTAACTGGTACCCCAGTTGCTAATAGACCAATGGATTTCTTCAATTTACTTAAGATTATTAAGTCACCAATCGCTGAAAATTGGCATTATTTTGCCAATAGATATTGTGATGCTAAAAAATTCTATAAGACGTTAAAAAATGGTACTAAAAAACAAATTTGGTTAACTGACGGGGCATCTAATTTAGAAGAATTGGCTGCTAGAACTAAGAATTCAATACTTAGAAGACTAAAAACTGAAGTTCTTGATATGCCAGATAAGATTGTGTCGCCAATTTACCATGAATTATCTGACAGTGGTTGGAAAGAATACGAAGAATTATGGGATGCATACTTAGAAAAGAGACGAAAAGAAAAAAAGAAAGGTACCATACAACGAGATTTAGTTGAATTAGGTTTATTACGTAAGTTCATTGCAATGCAGGCTATCCCAGAAACGATAGAAATGGCTGAAAATGCCATTGAAATGGGTCAGAAGGTGATAATCTTCACAACATTCACTGATGAGCTTAATGAGCTTAAAAATCACTTTGGTAAGTTATGCGTTACACATAATGGTCCGATGAAGGAACGTGATAAACAAAATTCAGTTGATTCGTTCCAAAATAATCCAAATATTAAGGTATTTATTGGTAACATTAAATCAGCTGGTGTTGGTATTACATTGACTGAGGGAACTTTAGTCATTTTTAATTCATTTGACTGGGTTACTGGTAATAACGAACAAGCCGAAGATAGAGCTTTTAGAATTGGTCAGAAAAAAAATGTAATCGTTTATTACCAATTATTTGAAGGTACCGTATCAATTAGAATGTGGGAGACATTAAAACGTAAAAAAGATATTATTTCGGTAATAATGGGTGAAACTAATAAAACAGAAGAGGAAATTACTGAAATATTAATGGATGAAATATTAAATTATATTTAATATAAAAATAATTATGGTTAAAATTTATACTATCGAAAATTGCCCTTACTGTAGGGAGCTTAAAAACCTTTTAACTAATGAAGGTATTGAATATACTGAGGTTGATGTGAACAAAGATGAAAATCAAGTGGAATTTGATAAAATCTACGAGGTATCCAAATGTAATGACGTTCCAATGGTTAGGGTCGGAAACCAATTGTTAGTACCCAATATTTCATTCAAGAGTTTAAACGAGTGTTTCCAGTTAACTAAACAATTTTTAGTATAATCTTAGTTATTTGTATATTTATAAGTAAATAAAAGATTATGTCAGTAAGCGTAGATGAACGTAACAAAATATTCAAGCAGTTTAGACACTCAATGGGTGCACCTACTCGTCAAATCGAACTAACAGACGAAACACTTTGTACATTACTTGAAATTTCTATTGAAGACTATAGCATGTATGTTCAAGAATGGTTAATCGAACACCAATGGCAGTCTGTTTTAGGTAAAAATATTGATACAACAGATATGGCATTCGCCCTTAGTGTTAGGTCATTCGATTTAACATCACAATATACATATGCATACTCAAAACAAGTTGGTTTACAAACTAATGGACCTTGGGAATTAAAAAAAGATTTCATTGATTTAGAATCTGGCCGTCAAGTTTATCAAATACCTGCTGGTAGAGAAATTAATGAGGTATTATGGTTTACACCAAACTCTACAACGCAAGCTTTAATGGCAAATTATGGCGGTATTGATGCTGGATTTGGTGGTGGTGTTGCACAAATGGGTGGTGGATTTGGTACATCAGGTGCTGGTAGTGGCGGTGGTCGTAGTGGTTATTATATAGCTCCAGCATTCGATATTTTACTAACTGCTGCCGATATGAATCTTAAAAATAGAATTGTTAGAAGTGATTTAGTTTATAAAATAACTGCTGGTCCTAATGGAACAAAATTATTACACTTATTAAGTACACCAGGTTCTAAATTATCTTTTGGTTCTGGGATTGGTGCCGCTGGTGGTTTAGGAAGCGGATTGTCAATCGCTGGGTGTCAGGTTTGGTATCATTACTACGATACCGATACAACAAACGTTGATAAATGTAGATTAGATAATCCAGATATTATTAAAATGCCTAATGAAGTTCCGTTAGCAAAATTAGATTTCTCTGATTTCAACGAACCAACTAAGATTCTTATAAGAAAATTATTTATCGCTGAAGCTAAAAGAGCTTTAGGTAGAACAAGAGGTAAATATGGCGGCGTTATCGGGCCACCAGAAGCTGAAAGAACAATGGACTATGAGACACTTATAAGTGAAGGTAATGAGGAAAGAAAGGAAGTATTAGAGAGATTAGACGCTAGATTACTGAGACTATCAAGTACATCACAATTAGAAAGAGCGGCAAACGAATCTGAAAATTTAAATAAACAACTTAAGTATAGACCAATGGGTATTTATGTTATATAAAAAAGGGAGCAAATGCTCCCTTTTATTTTAAAATAAACTCCACTCATCCTCGTCTTCCTTTTCTTCAAAGTCGAACTTACCTGCATCAATTGTATCTAACTCAACATTAAATTCAAATTTTTGCAGTTCTGGACTAAAATCATCAAATGGTTCTTCGTCTTCAATCTCATCCTTATCAATTTCATCAATTTCAGCCTCTTCAGGGGTATTCAATTTATTATCAACAAATAACAAGTATTGTTTTTCAATTAATTTTTCTCTTACTTTATTAACAGATTTAATAACGTCAAATGTTGATTCAACAAATGTAAACTGACCTTGATTTTCACCGCCCATTACTTCTTGTTGATTTCTATAATCAACCCATTGTTCGTATCGGTCATCCCTTTTACAGTTATTATCGGTATACCATTGATTTCTTTGTATTATCTCAGCTTCATACTTAAGTATATCCCTAAAGTTACCCAGTACAGCTTCCCACTTTCTTGAAACAATGTCACCATTTTCAAAATTCAAGTCAGCAAATGAAAACATCTCAAAAGGAATATCCTCACCTTCTTTATATTTAATCAACTCAGGATATTCAATGTGTCTAAAGAAATCATCCAATAGAGTTTTTTCGTGTTCAATACCTTCAAGTTTTTCAATTCTCTTACGTTCAAAATAATCAACCTTTATCGCCTCAAACTCTTCCTCAGTCATATTATTAGGAATCTTATCAACTTTAGTCCAGAATTTTATTTCCTTATCTTCCATTGTCATTAACTCTTCAAACGTATCTTGGTCTTCAGGATTATTTGGCATACCAGAAACCAATTGGCTATCAATCTCAGTAAAATATGACCTTTCAGTTAAACTTTCCAATTTAGTTTTCTTATCCTTCTTAATTGTTAGTAATATCTTACTTCTAACATTTGGGTTAAAACAAACTAATAATGGTTTAACTTTCTTATTAAAAGCTTCTAAATATTTCGCAACATTATAAGTACCTTTATGTAGTTGAGATTCAATATTAGCTATTTCAGCTTCAATATTCTCAATTTTTTCGGCATCGGTTTCAGTTGAAAGAATTTTCTTTAAAACTTCAATTTCTTTAATCATTTCCATGTTAGTTTCAACAATCATAGAATCAATTAATTCACAATTAATCTGAAGTTCGGTAGGATATTTAATCTTATGACCATTATCAATAATATATTGCGTAGCCTCAGCTTTAGTTAATTTTTTTACACCTTCTTTTATAACCGACTTTAAATCACCTTGTGATTTTGAGGTACCAGTATTAACGTAGAATAAAGTATCGCCTAGATTTAACTCTAAGTTACCTAATATAGCTAATTCCATATGCGCTTGTCTAGGCATTGGATTACCTTTCTTATTAGTTTTATTCATTCTCTTTTTATATTCAGAAATTGACGACTTAACTTTAGATTTAGATGCAATTTTAACAATCGGAATGTTGTAATTATAAATTAAATCAACGTGTTCATAGTATGATTGTATAAAATCTGAACCCCTACCATCCAACAATTGTCTAATCCCCTTATTTAAGAAATCTTCAATATAAACTGGCATCTTTTTAGACTTAATTGAGTTACCAACTAGCTTAACTTTACCATTTATATCATTTGCATAATTCTTTCTTGAGAAGTTTATTGTTGAATTACATATATCATCAATATCTAACCCCATTCGACCCATCATGTAATTCTCATTGAACTCAGCAAGTACAGCTTCTAAACCAGATAATTCTTGATTAGCGTAATTAGTCGTTTTCCAATGTGAACCTTTAGCTGTATATTTAATTTTATCAATATCGTCTGGAAATGCAAAGTTGAAACCATCAGTATCACCAACCAATGGTTCGAAGCCATATTTTAAACTAAAGTGTTTAACCATTAGTCTTAAATATTGACGGCCACGACATGTTGTTTCCTCAGCACAATCAGAAGCCCCCCAGTTGAAGATATAAGGCGCACCATAAGCACCAAACCAAGAGTTAGCTAATATCTTAAGCGGTAACTGTTTCTTGTTGTAAAGGTTCTCTAATACCTTATTTTCAGTTAGCTCTTTTTCTAAAGCGTCTAATTGTTCTTTAGTATACGTATCCTTATTTTCTTCAATCTCAGCCTTTAACTTTTTAACTAACTTTTTATGTTTACCAGTAAGGAATTTAAATTTATCACGAGTATCAACAACATAAGTTAATAACCCTTCCATTACACCGCTAATATCCAAATCAGGGAAGATTCCGTGTGTTAACTCTACCTTAGGGTATAGCGCAGCATAGTCCAATTTAACAACGTTTCTAGCATAACCTAACGCTAATAATCTTGAAAGACCACCAGTAAAGTCACGCTTAGGTTCAGTCTCAGGTATAGCTAAATTATTTTGATATGACCAAGCGGCCATTATTAATTTCCACTGACTAGCAGTACCCATGGTTGAACTACGGCTATAAGTCGTTGGTAATAACTTAGCTATTAAGAATGCAGCTTGGTTAAATATTGTACCTACTTGCTCAGTTTCCCATAAGTCATCTAATAAGTATCTTTGTACAATATAATCACCTTTAACAATTGTATAACCTTCCTTTAAAGGCATTATATCGGATATTTTGTACCAATCACCGTTTACATCATTAAAGGCGTATTGGTTAACTGTATCGGACCAAGTTGTATGTATTTTATCACCTGGAACATAGACACGATTCTTCTTTTCAATCTCAGAGTACTTAGTTATATATTTCAAACCCCAAGATTTAATTTCTGAGTTAATCGCTTGAGCCCGTCTAACAGAATGTGCAATGTCAATTATATTATAACCAAACATATATGTTTGAGTATAGGGTTCCATTTCATTACCTAACTTAAGCATAGCTGGTTTACGTCTAAATTTAGACTCACCATCTAAACATATTGCAATATCTTCAACATCAATAGATAAACGTTCACACCTTTTAACAATAAAATCCCAGTCAAAGCTTTCTGAGTTATAACCTTCAATAATATCAGGCTTTAGATAATCAATAGCTTTAAAAAATTTCTTTAGAACTTCACGCTCACTGTTACGTCTATCTTGTGGTGTTCGGCCTTTAACTTCAAGTACATACTCAAAGCCACGATTATCACGCATACCGATTTGGAATATACCATGTTGTTCAGCGGATAAACCTTCGGTCTCCAAGTCAAATTGGAATTTATGCATGTCATTATAGTCATCCATACCTTTAAACATACGGATACCAGTTTGAATCATAAATTGTTCAACTGGACTAAACATAAAGAATAGCTTCGATGTATCTTTAGAGAAGACATCAATACCACCATCCTTAAAATAACGGACTAAATCATTATACGATTTGCTACATGTTGCTAAGTACTTATACCCATTCTGTAGTCTTTTTGGTATGTTTCCATCAGAATCGCTTATTGTTAAGCGTTTTGATTTAATACCTAATTTTTGTGCTGCTTCCATGGCTTTCAGTTTATTACCGCCATAGAGAATTCGGGCTACATCTTCCTTAAACCATAGAAATGGTTGATAAGGATGCTTCTCAGTTCGTTTACCTGTTAATGGGTCATTGATAATGACGTAAACGAATGGATTATTGTAGTTTGCTTCAATACCAACAACATATTTCATGGGATTGGTACCCGATAAGAAGTCTTCAATTTGATTTGATTCAACTCTCATGTTTATCTACTAATTTTTACAAATATACGACTTAAAAACACGAAAAGCAAATTCAATTTTTTTAAACTTTTTCAAAGTTTAACAAATATACGAAATATTTTTTAAAGATACAAATTTTCATCAACATTTTTTCTATTAGCGACATTATCAATCGCTTCAATGATGAATTTTGCAACATTTGAGATAACTTTTAAGTTGGCTAATATTTTTTCTTTATTACCTTTCCATAAAGCGATATACACTGGTTGATGTTCAACAGGTAGGTTATAATGTTTCATTACAATATAGGCAACACTTTCAGCTTGTAACTCTAAAATAGCCCTATTACTCCTAACTTCATCACCTTGATAAAATAATGAAGATGCTTTCCAGTGCATTAATTCATGTGCCAATTCGTGTACAAGTGTTGACACTTCACCAGCTCCTTGTATACTTGAAGACATATTGATATGATTACCAGCGGAAAATCCTTTCTCACCACCTCTAGCATTATCAGCGGTTATTTTAATACCCATATCATCAGCAACTTCACTTAAATATTTATATAACTCTTGAGTTCTTTCAGTTGGTTCAGATTCTTCAAACCATTTTGGTCGTTCTGGTACAATACCCTTATCATTAATAGGTTCAGTATCTGCAATGTCAAATACGTAAACTGGTCTAAATGTTGATGGGTTACCCTTATTAACTTCTTTATCCAATCCACTGTCATCACCTTCATCACCTGATACTTGTTTAGCTGATTTATTGAAGATGGGTGCAAAAATCATAATTCCTTTAGCACCCTTCTTAACTCTTCGACTATACTTTTCTTCCCATTGTCTAAATCCAGCAACCTTAGTAGCATTAGGATTTTGAATAAATATCAACATTGTATTATAGAAACTATGACCTCTAAAACTAGCAAAGAACGTTAAATAACGTCTAATTTCAGCTGATAATACCTTTTCATCTGTTGCATTGGCTAAGTCATTAACGTAAAGCGTAATTTTATCCATTAGATTACCCTTCCCAGCAAAATCCTCACTTTTTTGTAAGAACTCTTGTAGGTCTTCAAACTTAGAAATAAGCTGATTATTGTTATTAATTTTATCTAACACGGATTTAGCCATTTCATAATTTCTAATTGGTGTAATCCAAGCTTTATAATCATTGTTCCACGTGAAACCGTCCTTTTTAAGGATTTCTTTATTTCTAAATGTTTCTTGTGACGCAATCTTCGCATCGTTACTATCAGAAACCACAATTAGGGAGCCTTTAGCTGAATCTTTCTTTAATATCAACGCTTCCCTTAATAATTTTTTTAATAAATCTTTCATTCAATTATTTTTTTAAACTTGCATCAAGTACATTTATAAATAAATTTTCACGGATTGGAACAATTAAGGTCCCAGTACCATCTAAAAATTCTATAACAAATTCACCAATATATCTACCAGCTTTCATTGTATCTTGTGTTGTAAATTGGAATGTTAAATAATATTCTTCACCAACACAACTTTCAGGTGTTACCAAGGATAAAGTTGCTGGCCTCATACCAATTTTTTTAACACCTGTAATAGCATCGGACATATTAAAAAATATGTTAGCGTTCTGAATTGCTAAAAAAAAGCTTTCAAAATCATTTCTACCGTCTTGAATTAATTCCATCTTTAAAACAGGAAGTGTTGAGTTTTTATTTATATTAAATTCCATATTAAGTTAATCTTATTCTAAGAGCACCAGCATTATGATAAAAACCACCGATTGGTACACCACCAGTAGCCGCAGCTGAATCAGATGCAAAGTTTAATGCGACTATAGCTGAAGCAGCAATATTATTAGTACTACATAAATTATTTACAAATAATGTACATGCAACATTTGCTGTTAAACCACAACCTATTGCACCTGCAAAATTACTTGATACAATATTTCCATAACCAGTAGCAAAAGCGTAAGTTCCAGATACAGTATTCAAACAACCAGACCCAATAAAACTATTTGTACCAGTAGTACAAATGATATTTTTTAAACCACCAACAATAGATGCATAAAGTGCTGATGCTGTATTATTACTACCACCCTGAATTGATGCATATGTACCTGTTGCAAAATTAGATTGACCACCTGATACACCACCGTGAGCGGTAGCACAGTTACTAACACCACCACCAACAAATGCACCACTACCAGACGCTTTATTACCACTACCACCAACGGCAACGGCACAAACACCTGGTGCTATATTACCAAGACCACCACCAACAAACCCATATATGGAACATACAGTATTACCACTACCACCTATAACAGTACTATATAAACCTGAAGCTGTATTAGTTTTACCACCACTTACAGTTGAATAGTTACCACTAGCTGTATTATTATTAGCACATCTTACAGTACTACCAACACCAGTTCCACTTACAGTTACTGAGCTACCACAAGCATTAGCAGATATGATATTACCGTTTATTACAATATTAGTACCAGCGGTATAACCTGTAATGTAACCATTTGGGTTAATACTATTATATGGAACATAACCTAAGGCCGTTGTTACATTGCTACATGTAATACCATTTATATAACCATTTGGATTACTTGAATTATATGGAACATAGCCTAAGGCGGTTGTTACGTTATTACATGTAATACTTGAAATAAAACCACTAGGATTTGTACTGTTATATGGCGTATAACCTAAGGCTGTAACAACATTAGTAATATAACCATTTGGATTAGTACTATCGTATGGAGTATAACCTAAAGCTGTTGTTACATTGCTAGATGTAATACCATTTATATAACCATTTGGATTACTTGAATTATATGGAGTATAACCTAAAGCTGT